GTCATCAGTCAAGCTTGTCCCCTTGCTCGGATGGCTAGTGAACACGCTCTTGCGCCCTCTATCCAAATTGATTTGCCTTGCATCTGTTCCTCACACAACTGTGCACACGCCTCACGCTCATGCTGTGCTACTAGCTTGGCAAAGGCTTCAAGGTAATAAATAAACTTTTCCCTATCTAAGCCCATGCCATACAGCGATATGCCTGATGCGTCTGCTAGCAAAATAATTTCATCTTGTGTCATAGCTTCTCCTTTGCTTTTTTGTACTCAATATCAAACAGCGTGGAGATCTGTGGCATCAATGCTTTGAATAGCTCATTGCGGTCTACCTCTGGCTTCGTTAAGCGTGGTATGTAATCAGGCACAACCATCTCAAGGCCAAGGTATTCAGCAAAGTCAGTCAGGACAGTCGAAGCAAAGTCTCGGCGAGTGGCGTACCAATCATCCATGTCCTCACCATCTTGCGTTTCAATGAATGCCAACATCTTTTCTGTTAATTCTTCTTGCGTCATTGCTTCTCCATATTGATAATGAACTCTTGCATATGAATCAGCGCATGGTTATAGGCCGTCTGATACATTGGATTAGGATCCTCTGAATCAAACAATGCATCGATGGTGTCAAGCGTAACCTTGCGGTAATGCTGCATCACTAACTTAGAAAAACGTCCGAGGTGTTCGGTTAACTCATGGTCTTCCTGAGTGGACGGACTATAGGCTTCATCGTCTTTGACATAAAACCCAGACTGTTTAGCCAGTTCAATGACTTCATCTTGAGTCATTCTTGCCTCGCATCCATCATGGCGTCTGCATACTGATAGGCCACAATAGCCGCATCGTTTATGTTGTACGACTTGGCCTCGTTCATCTCTTGAATTGCCATTGGTAAAGCCTTGGCCGCAAAGTAGTCACGCAAGGTCATGCCTGTATCGAATTCGTCATGACTCATAGCGTTAGTCGGGAAGGCTGGAAGTGTTTTCATACGTTTTCCTTTATGGCTTTAGCCAAGTCATCAATCGATACAGAAATGTTATTGAGTGCATCTGCAATACTTTCCAAGCCTTCTCTATGTGCTTCTGCAATTTCTTGCATGCCCTCTTTATGCACAACACCAAGGTGTTCAATAGCACCCATAGAACTGGCGGCATCACCATTGCCTAAATAACAGGCGGCTTTAATAATTGCATCAGCAATTTGGTTTCTATCTTCATTCATAGTGGACTCTCTTCAAAGTTATCAGGGTTGAACTTGGGCACTTGCGTACCTTTGTCTTTTGGGTTTGGAAATGGTGGAAATGGCCATGTCATCTACGTTCTCCGGTCTAGGACAATCTTCTGGTGGTACAACCACGCACCACACAGCTGCATACTGTTTTCTCGGAACAGCTTCCCATCTATCAATGTAGGCATCAGGCATAGCGCGTATGGTCTTCTTAACATTCGCCTTGTCACGCTTTACGGCCCATACAACTTGCTCTATCGTCATCCCATCACTGTGCGCTCTGAGTAATGCTCTGATCTCTTGCGTACAGTTCATCGACTTCTCATATCTTGTTTAAATAACGCCAGTGCCTCATCTTGGATATCCCGCACAACATAATCAGCCAGGAAGCCAATCATCTCTATGTCCTTGTGCGTTGCAGACACAAGCTCCATCACCTCGGCTAGGTCTGGCTCAATCTTTAATCCGTTCTCAGTAGAACCCACCTCGGCCGGCAAGTAATCCAGCGTACAGTCAAGTTCTACATCAGCTCTTGTAAATATGTATCTCATCACATCTCCTTTAAGTTGGGATGTGTATATTACTGCAAAAAAGTGCACTGTCAACAGGTATATGAAAATAAATGTAGGTGCTACATTCTTGGTGAACTGCTAGGCTCTGTGGACATGGTTCTGCCTAGGGGAGAGGCGTTCTCCCTTTGGCATACTTCCACATTCTCGGAGCCACTGGCTGAGTATCTTGTGGGCTGATCTTCTACTAAGTCCAATCAGCATCGAGCACTTTGCACAACTTAGTTGTGTCTAGCATGGCCGCTCGAACCTTCACTGTAAGCCGCAGGACTTGAACCCACGGGCAACAAAGGCAATTCCCCCATATGCGCTTGCATCTTCTTTGCGCAACTTCACAACAGATAAGAACGTCGTAGGATTGGTGGACTGCGGTCTACGCCTTGCGGCCTCCAACGCTTCCCTCATGCCAATCCAAAACCCGATAGAGTTCTGTCGCTAGTTATTGTTGGAGGAGAGACTGGGACTGCTCACATGTAGCAGTGTTTTTCAAAACATTTCGTCCACTCAGGAGTTGCCGGCGCTAACCCGACAAACAATCCCAGTCTCAAAAACAAAAAAGCCGTTTACAACTGCGTCCGGTCGGAGCCTTGCTTAATATCTCTCCCCACAGAAAGCATTAAGTAAAGCGGAACGCATGTGTAAACGGCCTCAATCATTGCCTCCGACAGCAACAACGTGTTTATATCACATAATAAATTTACCTGTCAACTAGGTGACAGTATTAGGGTTTACCCACCCAAATGGTAATATTACCATTGCTATTAGTCCCCGCAAAAGCAGGCAATACCCTCCTCAGTGGAGGCAAACATATCCATTTGCTCAGTGGCAAACTTCATCATTTGCGAATAGCTAGGGCGATCACTACGGAACGTGCCGCCAATATCATGCTCTTGCTTTGCCCACCACAGGGCTCGATCTGGGTTATCCCGAATGATGCTAAGCACTTGGTTGGGCCCCTTGAGAAAGCAAAGGTCACAGTTGCCAAGGTTGGTAACGCCAGACTGAAACTTAAGCCCCAAGTCAAATGAGTTGGCCTTCCAGAATTCTTGTACATCCAACTGGCTAAAGTTTGCATCAATCAAAGGCGTGCGGTTGCCCTGCCTAAGCTTGGCAGCTCTGCGCTTTTCATCCGCCCTAATCCCAAGCATCTGCTCAAACTCTTCTACACCCCTAGACAACATGTATTTCTGGATGGGGATAACCTTAAGGTCAGATGTACAGAAGCGCGCAACAGGGTTTGGCAGGTAGCTACGCTTGTTAATTAAGGCTGAGAACGGCTCACCATCCCGACTGGCTGTCTCGAAGTCCACCTCTTTCCAGCGATCCTTGGTCAGTTCCGCCGGCTGATATTCAAGCCAATGGATCTTGACGTTCCAGGCCTTTTCGCAATCATTAACAAATTGTAATGTGGCCCCATCCTCTTTGCCGGTGTTGGCAAAACAGACAATAGCATCCTCAGGCAAGCTCATGTCGTGAGCCTCCAAGACCTTATAAAGCATGAAGGCGGAGGTGCGGCCACCCGAAAAGGATATGACCGTAGGCTCATCTATGTGAAAGGGATTCATTTAGCTCCTTTGAAAAAAGCGGGAGCCGTAGCCCCCGCAAACTCAACTCTAACAAAGGAAAGCACGGCAACTGCAATCACCGTAAAACTATCCTATCAGAGTTTATTTAAAAAAACAATTGCTTCATCAACCGAATTAACAATAACCAACGGCCCACCAGTCCACTCCATGAAGAACTTCTCCTCCGCGTCAGTCAGCTTCCTAGCCGATGGAACCTTATTTCCATCCTTGACTTCCATCAGGATTGTCCTCCCTTTATAGCCAACCAGAAGGTCAGGCAAACCTCCGCCTTGGGTTACCACACGGACAGTAGCGCCGGCCTTGCGAAGGGCGCTCACTATCTCATTTTGATTGTCATCTATTCGGGCTGCGTATCTCATGAAAAATATTATAACAGGTAGTTGTTGACAAATGCAATATGTGTGCTATATTTCTTTTCCCAAAACAAAAGGAAAGCAAATGATCCAAGATCGTAGACTGCAAATTGACATAGAAGGCGGGAAAGACTTAGCTTCAAAGATTGTTGAGCTCGTGCAAAACAGAGACGATGACTTTGGCACCGCCATATCAGGCATGGCCATAGCCTATGCAACATTGTGTGTAGCCGAAGGTGTGAAGCTGCACGATTGCATGGAATTGGTTATGACCATTTACAAAAACACCAAAGTAATTGATCAGGATGGTAATGATGTTGACCTGTCCTGATTGTGGTATCCCTAACCCCGATGACTGGCACACCTGCGTACAGTATGAGAACAACCAGAAGGTAGAAAAACAAATCAAACTGTTGCAGATGCAAGTTGAAAACCTACATGAACGTATGTCCGGCGTAGAGCAAATGATTCAGGCCTACGGAAAAGAACTACTGTTTAGAGCACCTTGGAAAGAACAATGAAATTAACTAATAAATTTAATCTGCCTCAGACGTTTGTCAATGTAATCCAACGTCCTACTTATTCAAAAGGTAAAGCACACATCTCTGCTACAGAGATCATTAACTCGCCACGTATTGTCCAGTTGAAAAAGAAATACTGGGAAGAGATCGAGCAAGACGCAAGTGAGATGGTATGGTCACTGTTTGGCTCTGCCGTCCACAATATCTTGGAACACGGCAAAGACGATCATCACATTGTTGAAGAGCGTCTGCACCTGGAGTTTGATGGTTGGAAGATTTCCGGCGCCATCGATCTACAGGAAGTAGAACCAAACGGCACAATCTCAATCAGCGATTACAAAGTTACCGGTGCGTGGGCTGTAATGAATGAGAAGGAAGATTGGCACCGCCAGCTCAACATCTATGCGTGGATGGTAGAGAAGGTTAAGAAGGTACCAGTTGGTAAGCTTCAGATCATTGCGATCATTCGTGATTGGTCTGCCCGTGATGCCGGCACTAAGGAAGGTTATCCACAATCACCAGTGGCCACAATCGATATCCCACTCTGGTCATTCGAAGACCGTGAGGCTTATGTTTCCCTGCGCATCGATGACCACGGCGCGGCACTGTTTGAGATGGAAACAGACGGCGAGATAACTGACTGCACATCTGAAGAGATGTGGGAAAAGAAAACAACGTATGCATTGAAGAAAAATGCAAATGTTCGAGCAACCAGTGTTCATCCAACGCTGGTGGAAGCAGAAGATGCACTGGCGAAAGCTGTCGGTGCAGCAAAGAAGAACGAATCCTTTTCAATAGAGATTCGCCAAGGAGAAAGAACGCGATGCAAAGGCTATTGCCAAGTGTCGCAGTTCTGCAAACAGTATCAAACTTACTTAACCAAAGAGGAAGAAAATGTCAGTTCATAAAAAGCTAATGCAAGCTCGGATTAAACTCCAAGCTACAGAGATGAAGAAGTCAGGCCTGAATAAGTTCGCCGGCTACTCATATTTTGAATTGGGAGACTTTGTTCCACCCATCCAAAAGATCTTTAATGATCTTGGCCTATGCGGCGTGGTGTCATTCAGCACCGAGTACGCACAGCTATGCATCACAGACGTGGAAGACGGCACAGTCATTGTGATCACCTCACCCATGGCAGAAGCCAACCTGAAGGGCGCACACCCCATCCAAAACTTAGGCGCTGTCGAGAGTTACCAACGCCGTTACCTTTGGATGACCGCCATGGAGATAGTCGAGCATGACGTTATCGACTCTGCTCCTGCGGCTGAACCAAAGCCCGCACCTAAGCCAGAGCCTAAGCCAGAGCCTAAGCCCGCACCCAAGCCGCCGGTTAAGATGCAAGGTGGCGAAGGTCCTTGGCAACTAAAGGTAACCACCGAACCAGGCGCAGAAGTAGGCGACTGGATTGGGATCGTAGTGGACGCTGCCCGCCATGGTCTTGCTCAGGCGGGATCGGAGAAGGACGTAATGGATCTATTCAAAATCAACCGAGGTATCTTTGACAAGCTCAAAGAACTCTCAGCCGATGACCATGCCAATTTAATGGCAAATTTCAAAACCAAAAAAGACACACTGAAAGGAAACGTGTAATGGCTACTTATCCAAATAAAGGCAAACTGTCTGTCAATTCATACAAGACAAAAGACAGTCAGCCAGACCACAAGGGCGAGATCGTAATGCTACGTAGCACCTTAAAGGAACTCATGGCCGAGCATGATGGCGATGAGATCGTTATCAAGCTGTCAGGCTATAACGCCGATGGCCAGTACGGCGCATGGATCAAGCTGTCTTGGAATAACTTCAAGCCGGCAGACCCTGCTGCGCCACGTAAGCCTGTGCAGGAAGCTCCACTTGACGATAGTGAAATTCCCTTCTAGACCATGGAAACAATTCAATACGAAGCCGTTAAGGTTGCATTGAAGCAGGACAGGACAGGCTTTATGCTGACCCTGTCCATCCACCCAGACGAGATCCCAGAGAAGCTGGTTAAAGATTTCGTTGGTGCCCGCTATCAGGTTGTCATGGTACGCCTGAATGGTGAAGAACAACCCATGAACCGCTCTCAGGAATATGGGATTGATCCAGTCAAACTGGCCGCCATTCTTTGTAAGGATAAGTACTTTCACCAATTCTTAGTTGAGACAGGTGAAGTCTTTGATCTGGGAGAAGAGCCAGCTACACAATGGCTACGTGAGAAACTTGACGTTCAATCTCGCTCTGAGATCCGCGAGAGCCCAAAAAAAGCTCGACTACTTTTAGAAATTAATGAGACTTATAAAGCATGGAAACAAAACGCCTAATCCCATATTCAGTCCATCTGCCTGAGCCTATCTACAAGAAGCTCAAGGCGGCTGCTGGAGAACGCAAGGCCTCCTCACTTGTCCGTGATGCCATCACAATGATTGTTGAGGGTGGCCCCCTGTACGCCAGCGGCTACAACAAAGCCGTTCAAGACGCTGTCAATATTGTCAAGGCAGACAAGGCTACATCTGGCATGATCATCGGTGGCAAGGAAGTGACAGCAGTCCTTGTCAATAAGATGCTCAAGCTACAAATGAAGGAGAAGTCTAGTGGCACGAAAAAATCCAGAGGGAATTGAAGCCCTGCGCCCCAAGATCAAACCGCCTTCTATAGATGAGCTAACTCTGTTGGACTTCTATGCCGCCTACACAATCACCCTAGCCGGTAAGGGTGACGATCAGCAAGTGGCCAAGGAAGCATTTGATCTGGCAGAAGCCATGTTAAAAGAGAGAGCTATACGCCTATGAACAACACACTGACGGCCAAACATAGGGATCATCTAGCCAATGTAAAGTCTTTGCCTTGCTCTGTCTGTGATCAACCAGGCCCTAGTGATGCCCACCATGTAAAGCAGGGCTTGCAGTACACCTGCGTAGCCCTGTGTAAAGACTGCCATCAGGGCAGCTTCATGGGATGGCACGGCCAGAAGCGGGCGTGGGCTATTAGAAAGATGGACGAGATCGATGCACTCAACGTCACCATTGAGCGCCTCTTAAATCTGAGCCGTTTCTCTTAGCTTCTTAAGATTAATTCCCTTAAGCATCTTCTCTTCAGAGTCTCGCAACTGTTTGATGCGGGACTCTTTTACATCTGAAGGCAGATTAGAGTTGGTGATCATACTAATCGATTTACGGATCGTACTCAGCTGAGTATTGATCGTATTGACCATCGGCGCCAATCCCAAGCGGGCACGAACCTTCTCATCCTTTATGTAATCTTTGATGTCTTCAGGGTTTCGCTGCTTCAAATCCGTCAGCGTATTAGCCGCACGATCAACTTCTTCCTTCAAAGCAAAGAAGTCTTTCTTCAAGCCAGACTCATACTCTTTGGTAATAAATCCACTGGCATTAGGAATTGTGGCCAACGCATCCTGCATCGAGATCGATGGACGTGGCGTATTGGGGCTGGTGATGTTCCACAGGAAAGGGTTGGTTGCATACAACACCAAGCCACCGGCAGAGCCAAACATTCCACGAATAAAATGATCGACTGCAATCGGAGAAACTAAGTTTGATCGACCCAAGACCTTGGCCAACTCGGATGTACTATCCTCAAACTGGCGTTCCAACTCTTTCTTTTTCTGGTAGGTGCCAATCAAAGGTTTCTGCTGGAAGAAGTCATAGTTAATTCCAATTTCTACCAAAGGCTTGATAGCCTGTGGGACTGGCGTGGGACTCAGCACAGAAGAGGCTAACAAAGACTTCAATGACGCACGGAACTTGGCACCATCGGAGTAACCCTTGTCCGTCAGGATCATGTAGGTGTGCTCAGCCACAACTTTAGGCAAGGCATACAGATCGGCGCGCAGAGGGATAGACATACCAGTGCCAGGAATCATCAACAGACGATCACGGGTAGGCGTAGGCTTCTTCAGATAATCCTCATCATCGCCGTTCATCATTGCGTACAGAACTGACAAGGTAAAGACCGAAGCCGTAGTGTTAAACAAAACCTTATAAGCCGCATCACGCTGGGTAGGTGATGTACCCACCCCCGTTATGGTGCGGTAGGCCACATTCTGAGCCGTAAGGTATGCGTTAAAGAACGGAATAACTTGGCCGGCAAGGTTCAGCATCTTGCTACTACCACGGCGGCGCACGTTAAAGATCTCGAACGCTTTCTCAAGAGCCTCTGCTTGGGATAGGCCTTGATCTCTAGCGGCGGTATAGGTAGCCTGACGCACAGCATTATCAGAAGCCATGGCAAAGTGGCCAAGCTTATCTTTAACCTTACCCCACAAACCCTTTGCCGGCTTCAAACCTGCGGCAATTTCAGTATCAAGGCGAACCATGGCCGAACTAAAGTCACGCACACCCACAACACCAAAGTTCTTCAGCTCTTCGTGAGCCGTACTCTTGCCGCGTAAGGTCTGGATGAACTCTTTAACGGCGCGGAAAGGAATGCTCAGTGCATAGCGAGGCTGTAAGCCGGATGAGAACATGGCGGCAAACGAATCCTGAGGCACCTGAGATACGGCGAACAAAGGATTTAAGACCACAGAGTTACGCAAGATGTCTGACAGCTTAGCCGCCCAACGGATCGTAGGAATGGAGACAGACTCCAGACCTTGGAATGCCTGCATGAACATGGGGTCAGCCATGCTGTACTCAACTTCCTTGCCGCCATCCCAAACCTTGACAACATTTTCTCTCTCAACTTGTGGTGTTAAAAGATACTTTGTGTTTCCTTCGGAATCTTTAAAGTCAACGATTTCATATCCATCAAGGTCTTTGTTTGCAGTGGCCGCTTGCTTTAGCGAGTTAAACGCTTTTGCGCCACCAGAAACTTTACCAAGGATTGGATTGTTGTCTTCGTCTACACCAATAACGCCAAGGTTTTCTTTGCTCTCTGCATCCTTAATCTTCCTAGCCAGTCCAACCGATTCGGCTGTAGTGGCAAGAGACAGAGCAGAACGATTGCGCACGGAACGATTCACGGCGTACTGCGTCCAACGAACCATATTGTCAAAGATGTCATTGACAGGCTTATCAGATCCTTTCAAGCGGCGCTCTTTAGCCTGCACCTGCAAGCTGCGCATGAACTCCTTTGGGCCCTTACCATTTTCAAGCTGATCTTCACGATAGAATGGCACATAGTCTGCGTTGCTCAGAAGGAACTCTGCTTCTTCCGGCGTCCACAAACCAGATTCAACCAGCTTGTCAACAGCGTTCTTGCGGATAGCATTCCAAATCTTAACGGCATCATTCAGCTCAGGCATCAGCTCAAACTGAGTCATACCTCCACGGATCTGAGCCGCATCCATGTGGATGTACTTTTCCTTCTGACGTAAGCTAGATGCTTTCTCACTCAGGGCGCTGGCCTTGACGGCATTACCTTTGGCACGCTCTTCAGCGGCAGCACTGCGCAGCTCTCGAACCTGAGCGTCCAACTCATTGTTAAACTCAATCAAAGACTTTGTGCGCTTAGCCTCAAATGCCGTATGAGCCGCTAACTCGATCTGAGCCTTATCTAATCCATACTTGGCACCGATCTCATCCAGCTTCTGCGACAAGGTAACGATGTTGTTCTTGTCTTCAACACCTTCCCATTTGTGCAACTCTTTGTTGTACTTGATGTCGCCCATCCGCAAGAACAGATTGGCAATAGCATCAGAGTGAAACGTCTGGCTCAAACTTGTGTTCAACAATAAGCCAATCTTTTCCTCTTGACCTATCGAACTGGCCATGATTTCACGGCGAATCTGGTTGTTCAGCGCGGCATCGCTAGAGAAAGCCCATGTCTGAATCTGATCAGAGAAGCGGCGGAATCCATCACGGGCAGCTTCAGCCGTAGCCTTGGGATTGTCCTTGGCGTTATCCCATGACTGCCTGACCTTCTGTGCATAGCCTGGCTCTGGTGGCTTAACGTCACGACCCATGCCGGAGAGAATCTCCATGGCCTGTTGTCCGACAGAAGTCGTAGCACCAGCACCCTTGAACAAAGACTCTTGGAATGGTGCTTGAGGTTTGGGTGGTTTGGCTGGAGCCTTAGGCTTAGGCGCTCCTAGTTGAACACCTTGTGCCTTCATGGCAGTGTCAATATCTTGAACATCAATGTCAAGAATTTCATTGGTAGTCTTCATCAGACGATCAAGTGCAGACTCAAACTCTGGACTGATACCGAGCATTCTGCGAACAACTTCTACAATCTTATCGAATGCAGTCTTATCGCCAACCTTAATCGTAGACAGCCACTTTTGGAAGTCTCTGTCTTCTAAACCCCAAGCCAACAACTCATCTGGGCTTTCAAGGTTGTTTGTTTGATCCTTGTAAACCTTCATCATGGACTCGGGCAAAGTCTTGTTTCTGACCTGCTTATTGAATTCAGCAACAACAGTTCTAAAAAGACTGTTAAGTTCTTTGACCGCAGGATGTGTAGCTGGCAGAAAATGGTTCTGCAAACGTGTTGCCGTATGCATGAACTCATGCAGCACAGTCTCATAATTCATGCCCGATGGATAGCCTAGCTGATTCTCTAAAACAGGCACACCATTCAGATCAATCCTGATTTGCGTACTCTTGGCATCTTTACCCGCTAAGAATGAAGCAACGCCTTGAGCTCTATAAAGTTTTTTGCTACGACTATCGCCGCCTTGGACTTCAAATGTAAATTCAACGCCTTGCTTCTCTAGAGCTCGAACAACATTCAAAGCCTTCTGAGCAAAGTATTTCTCCGCATCATTGCGAGCGTTTCTGACTGTCCACTGACCCATCTCTATGAATGACTTACCAGTAAGCTCATCTTGAATGCGCCTTGCCTCAGGACTTACAGCAATAGTTAATGGGCCCTTATTGGCGGAGTACAAATATTCGGCAGCGTCACCATACTTAACATTCTTGGCCAATACAAAGCGGCCAACCTGAAGTACCTCATCGG